CAATATGATGAGTTTAGAGAAAGCTTGTTTTGCAAGGTCTATAAAGCAAACGAATTATCTTCGTTTGAATTCAAAGATCTTATGGAACATAAGCGATTAAGTAGTATTATTGATTTACCTTTAGTAGAGTGTGAAGAAATCGTACTTTCTGTCCCGCAGTGGGGTAGAATTGGTCTTACTGGACCAAATTCTATTTCTACTCGTTGGACCGAATGGATCGACTATTTTATCACACCACCAATTGAGACTGTTATCGGAAAGGTAGCAGGAGGGTGGAACTTTTTGTGGTTTAATTTTAAGTTGTTCGCTGCTTTGCGCAGATGGATAACTTGGGAAACCTATAAAAGTTTGGTTTGGTGTTCAGATGATACTCCTGTAGGAATGATCCGAAGGAGTTTGCTTAATATTAATAAACCAACTGTTGATGCAGTTTGGTTACATGATATTTCATCTTACACCGCACATATTCTAGTTATTTTAGGCGGCATTGGTCTTTTGTGGAAGATCAAGTCCGCCATCCACTCTAGAAATGAAGAGATGCTTAAAGACACATTAGTTGAGTCGAAGGACGGAAACTATGTTGATTCTAATGGTAATCTTTATTCTAAAGATAAGGGTGTACCCCAGGGACATCGTTTAGCTACTAAAGAAGAGATCGATGCTGTGGCGGCTTTTTCTGCCAAGCTCGGTCTACCTAAGAGTAGTATTCCCATAATTAGAGTTACTACGGCTCGAAAATGGGAAAACAATGTTCCTAAGAGAGAACTAAATAGCTTGAAATTATGGGCGGATCCCATGTGGCAAGCCAAATTTTCCAGGTGTTTGGAAACAAATATTGTAGATATTCGTTGTATTGATGACCAACGTAATGTCTCATCTTTTAAAGGAATCTTTGTTAGCGCGACTGGCCTGTTAATACCAGGTCATTGTTGCCCTTCTAAAGGAGAATTTATTATTTCTTGGGGACCAGGGACTGTTAATGCTCGTTGCATTAAAATCCAGGTCACCCCTTCAGTATCTGTACAACACAGTTCTAAGGATTTAGCTATGGTATTCGTATCCGCGAATGTTGCAGCAAAAAAGATTATTAATTCTTTTATAGATAAACCTGTACAAATGTTTTCAGGTTTACCCCTGAGCATTGTAGAAGTTGATAATGAAGAAAAGATTACTCGAGCTTTCTATCCTACGTCACAACCCGTGACGGCTAGATATACTGCTCATAAAGTATTTAAAGAAAATGTTTACGAATATGTAGGAGCGGATGCTTCTCGTTTTGGAAAATGTGGTGCTGTTGCTGTTGGAGAACTCCAAGGCAAACACTTTTTGTTAGGTATTCACATTAGTGGAGAACCGCAAAATTCTCGAGGAAACATTTTACCAGTGTATCAGAGTGATATTGTTGAAATGTCTTCTAAGTTTCCAAGTACTCCGTCTTTACCTGATGATGATGATTACTTATTTAACGGTGTTCACCGCGAAGAATTGTCTTCTGTACCAGAGGGACACGTAATGAGTAAGTTTTTGGAACCTAGTGGTATTGCAGTTTTTGGCTGTATTAAAACAGGCCATACTGGAATAGCGAAGAGTGAAGTTGTAGCTACACCTTTACAGGTTAACTATGACAGCAATAAAGTTTTTGGACCTCCACGGTTCGGAGGTTTTATGCATGAAGGTGAGTGGGTCTCAAATACTGAGAACAAGCTTAAGACTATCATGGAATACGATTATTCTATGGATCCTGAGCTTAACCGCGTCACTTCAAAAGTTATGATAAACAGAGCTTTAGAGCGTTGTGACTTTTCACAATGTGGACCTCTTTCTTTAGAGGAAACCATTAGTGGAGTTGATGGTTCTATAATTAATGCTATTAATGACTCTACCTCTCCTGGTCAGTTTTTGACTGGCAAGAAGAGAGATCACACCGCTGTTCTTAATATGTTAGAACCTAATAAGAAGATCCCTTCTGAAAAGTTAGTTAAGAGCCTCGATACGATTATTGGTCGTTATAAGCTTGGTTTATCAGCCATGTACACTTTTGGCTGGGCTGATAAAGATGAGCCCATCAAGCAGACTAAAACTCTGTCTGGTGGAACTCGAATTTTCAACCCAAGTCCACTCTGTTTACTCATACTTATGCGTATGTTCTTCGAACCTATTGCTGCTGAACTTTTGAAAAATCCTCATAAGTTCCCTCACAAGATTGGTATTAATGCAGTCTCTAAAGACTGGGATAAGATAGTCCGTGCGCTAGTAGAACCGAGTGCCGGTTTCCAGGACGGTACACTAGAGCCCACTGATCAAAAGAGTTATGATTCTCGCACAGAGATTTACATGGCTTTATTAGATTTTGTGGACATTGCTAGAACCTGTCCTCTTTATACCCCTGAACATATCCAGCTTATGGAAATGCTAGCGTATGATGCAAGTCATGCGTTCGTACAAGTCCAAAGTGCGATTGTTCAAACCCCAATTACCTCATTATCTGGTTTTTGGCAAACTGCTCTAATTAATTCCTGGGTTTTAGAGAAGGCTGAATTCGAAGCTTATCTAATAGCAGCGAGAAAACATTTGAAATTTCTCGGAACTTGGGATGTCTTGTTGTGTATGGCACCAGATTTCTATGAAGTATGTAGGTTAGTACTTTATGGAGATGATACCATTATCAATAAGCACCAAAGAATTCTTGGTTGGTATACCACCAAGGCTCGTGTTGATGCATTTAAAATCCTAGGGTTTGTAGTGACGTCTGATGTGAAGGGCGAAGAGCCTTCTCAGAAACCACTTTCTCAGTGTTCTTTTCTTAAGAGATCTTTTAGATATGATTTAGAAAGGGAGCGTTGGGCTTGCCCATTAGAAATGGCCTCAATATATAAATCTCTTGCCTGGGAGATGGGACATCCCACTCTTTCGGACTCAGAATATATGACGGCCTTATGCGACAATGCGGAAAGAGAATTCTTTCAACATGGACGCGAAACATTCGATTTGCAAACAACCTTACTCAGAAAGAATTTATCTGAGGCTCCGTTAAGTTGGCAACCTACTCATAAGTGGAGAACTTATGATCAAATGAGGTTACTAACTGACGAGCAGTTGTTTACAAAAGATATGTAAGCGTCCGCAACTGAGAAGTTTCGTTAACTCGTTATAAAATTACACTGTTCGCCAATGAGTGTGAGCGAGTGGAAACTTCCTTTTATACATCCGGGTCTCTACCTGAAGACAAATGTCTTGACTAGATGGGTCTATCAAACGGCTATGGGGTACGCGAATAACGTAGTTGCGTTGCTCCGAGAATTATGCGTTATGAACACAGAATTATCACAAGTGACAGAAGATGTCACAACACAAACATTTACTACTGCTGACAATATTGTAGTCTCCCAAGAATATAGCAGTACTCTGCCCGAGTCACCTTTTGGTGATGAGACAGCGCAAAGTATTGCTAAATTTATGGAGAGGCCGCTTTTAGTTTACCAGTCAGTAACAACAGCTCCTAGTTTCACTTTGTGGCCTTGGGTTGAAATGTTGGCAGACGGCCAAGTTCAAAACAAGGTTCACAATTATCGTTTTTTACGTGGAACAATGAACATCCGTATTACGGCGAATGCAACTGCATTTACTTATGGATTATATTGTGCCACTGTTTATTACGGTGATGATACTTTAGGAACGATTCCTAATTCCGAGAGCCAATTTACTGCTGCTATAAATGCAGAACACTATTTCTTAGACTTGGCGTGCAAGGATGAGGTAGTTATTAAGATCCCGTATTTTGGCGAATTTCCCTTCGCTCATACTAATCCTACTTTCTACACATTCGAGCATGCTAGGCTCTGTAAAGTTGTGTTCTGGCCAGTTGTAGCTGCAGCTTCTGCCAATGCTGCCGCAGTGCCTGATATATCAATTAAGGCATATTGTTGGGTGGAGAATACTGAATTACGTATTTTAGAACCTAACGATATTAATGAGGCAGCAGGAGCTACTGCAGCACAGATTAGCTACTTAACTAATCGTTTAGTAGACCGGAATAATTCACCTAGAGAAAGACCTATCTTGCGACATGTGCAGCCACAAAGCTACATATATCGCGAGTGCTGTCCTCAAAGTGGACCAATCTCCGGCCCGCTCAATATTGCTGCTACTTCAGTTAAGTCTGCAGGTGACAGTATTATTAGGGCTACTAATCTTGCTCATACAGCTATCACAGCTACTAGCAAAATTGCTCAGCTTGCAGGATTCTCTAGACCACAAGGTGTTGAGAATACTACAGGATATTGGCCAGACCTTTACGGAGATACTGCTTCTACTACAGGAATATATCACGCGAGAAGTCTGACCATGGATCCCGGGTCATTAGTGAATGGTATTCATACCTCTTCTTCTGATAGAGGTGATGAATTATCGTTAGCTAAGATAATGGAGAGAGAATCTTACTTAGATGTTGTTACTGTACCAGTTGGTGCGGATCTTACAGCTTACCACATACCAGTTCTGCCTTGCTACTACCATGTCCATGATGCAGCGACAGGCGGTGCCCAATTCACTAATATGGGTTTTGCTTCTTTACCGTTTAAGTATTGGAGAGGCTCTATTGATGTGCATTTCAGGGTTATTGGTTCTAATTTTCATACTGGTCGTATGGGAGTTATGTGGGCTCCAGAGAGCTTTGGAAGTGGAGGAAGTTTGAGCATTTTAAATATTTCCAGTAATACTATCTTTGATATTAGAGCTGGAAATGTTCAAACTGTAAGAGTCAATTGGGGTAGATCGCAACCTTATGCAGTGGTTACTCCTACCGACTACTCTACGACCACTGAGACTACTCCGGAGTACTCGTATTGTAATGGGTATTTGAGGTTGTATACTGTTGACAGGTTATTGTCACCTGTCCCTGAGGCAACAGTGAAGATTTTAATCACTATGACTCCAGGGCCAGACTTTGAATTGGCCGTGCCTAACGGCGGGGCTTTTAAAAGTCTTAACAATTTTCCTGTCAGCAGTTTGACTACTTTGGTAAAAGCTCCACTTATCTTTGAATCTCCTCTTTTCGAGTTTACTCAAGCTACTGTAGAGTACCCGCCCCGATCAGTCATACCCCAATCTGCTAGGATTGGTTCGTCTATTGCTGAATTCAATAGCAAAGCACCTTTAGATTTAAATGCTAGACACTTCGGTGATCCAGTCATTTCCTTTAGGGCTTTGTTAAAGCGTCTTCAATATGATTTTACTGTAGGGCCAGGTTTACCTGCCCCCGTTGGGAATTTGAATGGGATATACTTTGCTATACCACCATATGGAATTCCTAGTGGACAACAAAACGTCACTGGTACAGACGTTAACTGGACCAACTCAAAAATGAACTTGCTCAAATACCTTGGTTCTGCTTATGCAGGCATTAGGGGTGGCACTTACGCACAAATTCGAGCGAGGCGCCATCAAAATGCTCCTAGCGGGGCCAACCGTGCGCAAGATTCTGTACCTTGTACAATAATCAGGGCTGATTTGCCTATGTTTACGAGAGGAATTATGACTAACTCAGGTGCGCTAACACCTATGGGTATCTTTTACTCAGGTTTTGCGCAAGGGACTGCCTTAAATGGCTCCCAAACCTTTGATGTAGTTAAGAGTAATCCTCTTGTTCACATTCCATATCACTCTCGGAGAGATTTTTATCAAACCGTTGATTATTGGAGTCAAGGAAATATGGATGATCCTTTAACTTCGTGGCCTAGTGCTGCTGCTTATCTCATACAACCTAATGAATCTGTTGATTTTTTAGGTTATGACATTTGGTATGCCACTGCCGATGATTTTGATCTTCTGCATTATAACGGTCCGAAAGTATTGTATTTCTATATACCTACTTTCCAAGCTCCGTAGGTTTTATCACATTTACCAATAAATGTGCGCTTTAATATACCCGAAAGTATACAGTCATGAACCGACCATGATGCGTGTGAGAAAATCGCACGTTATAACTTTTTAATCAAACCGATTATTAAGTTGATCGGTTAATTTTAATGTTGTAAGACTATTTATATCCTTAAAGTATAGTTTCAAGAAGGCTTTTCGAAAAAGCTTATCTAAATTTTATATACATATAAACGAATTTGTAGTCGATGTCGACTTTCCCAA